CAAGCGATGAAGAACAAAAAGAAGGTCGCTGCTCAGGTATTTGGGATCAATTGCCCGCAGGTNCTTGAGAATTTCGATGCGCTCGTGTCTGACAAAGAACCGGAATAGGGGGCGGGTAAAGTATAATAAGATAAGTACTTANTAAAGGAGTGTAAGTATGACAGAGATAGATGTATCAACAGATTTGAGCGAAGTAACTTCCCAGACTGAACTTTTAGTGCTTCAGTTACAGGAGTTAGACAGTAAGAGGCAACAATTGATACAGCAAATTCAAAACTTAAACGGGATAGCCATGTATTTGCGTGGTAAAGAATCCCCACAAGAGTCCGAAAATATTGAAGTATCGGAGGATACTGACAAGGAGTCATAATGTCAACAACTGCTAGTCAATCGTTAAAGACTGTATATGATTTTGACGGTTCCAGCACGTATGTAGATCACACCAAAGAAGCACGTATTCGTTCAGGAACATCTTTCACNATATTTAGTGCCACTTCAAAATATTTGTATCTGGGGCACGACGAAAAATTTGATATGGTGTTATTTGATGTAGACACGGCAGGTAGTCTGGGTGCGTTGACATGGGAATATAGCAATGGTACTAATTGGACAGAATTTGCACCTTCTTATGATCGTATTTCTATTGATGGGGAACCCTACGGATTTGACAAGGACGGGGCAGAGTTTTTCTTGGATAACCTTGTAAGCGATTGGGCAACCTTAACTGTAAATAGTGTAAATATATATTGGATTAGAGTTCGTTCCGCCGCTTCTGTAACTACTTCTCCTACTATAAAATCAATAGAGGTGCGCCCAAGAGCGTCTTACTGTACAACTAAGGATGTGTTTCAGTTTATGCAACTTGAGTATGTATTAAGTTCTTACAATTCCAGTACCGGAGTTACTACTGCGGGAACAGATTTTACCACTTCCACAGTTCCAACAAAGAATACTGTAGAAAAGTATATACAGGCGGCGCAATCTACTATAGATTACAGAACTCGTAAGTCTTGGAGACCTAATATAGTTCTGGGCGAAGATCACAATTTTAATATATTTGGCTTTAAACCGGATAGAAAAAATGTTAGTAGAGTTCTCTCTATGGAAGTTTGGGATGGTGCTTCTTACGAAACAAAAACTTCGGGTAGGAATAAGGATTATTTCTTTGTGCCCGATACTGGGATGATACATTTTTCTAGATTCTTTTTCTTACCTGCTAGATTTGCGTCAATGAATTCGCCTTCCGCTAGATTTGGTGGGGGTGAGTTTCTTACGCCTATTCGTATAAGTTACGTTTACGGCAAACATCCAAACGAAGATGCCCGAGAAGGGCCTATGGCTACAGAGCTAGCGAAAAAACTAGTCGCCATAGAAATTTTACGTAACTCAGACTTTGGTGAAACTATGGTTGGAGGTAGTGACCGTGTAGGCATGGCACAGCGAATAGATCAATATCAACGAGAGACTGAAGATGCTCTGGAAATGCTACGTGCATTTGAGGTATTTTAATGGCTAATGAACCAGTACCAGTAACTGATTTTTTAACTGAACTTCGTAGCCAATGGGACGGAGGTAATGTCGTTGAACCTCGTATAATAGAAGTGAACAACAGTGGGTCTAACACTCAAGGGTTTCGTATAGACTTAAATCAAGCTGACCATATTTTAGGGCGACCTAGTGCCCAATCGTTCACAGAGCAACCTATTGGAAATTGGAAATATGGTAACCGTACATATAATTTGGAGTTAGAATTGTATACAAAACAGAGTAGGTTGAATTTATATAATTTAGTTAGAGAAGTAAGGAAAATTTGTCACGCCAGAATGCATGATTTAACAAATTTCCAACGTATGCAATTCTTGTCATACAGCGAGCAGTCGCAGGAGCAAGCTAATATTTGGGTAGCCTCAGTACAAATTCAATTAGTTAACAGTGGAGTTCTGTTAGAAACAACCTAGGGCTAGTATAATATATATATGTAGCTAATCACAAGTGGGGGAATTAAATGGCTGTTTATCGTTCTGATCAAACTAAGGTAACATTCGCTGCTGAGGCGGCACTTGGGGGAACTCCTGAGCCTATATGGGCTACTGCTGGCAGTGGTACTGATGCATCAGATTTAGATGGTGCAGCTAGCCCCGGTGATAAAAAAATCACAGTCAGTGCCGCCGCTGGCGTTCTAGCGCAGGTGGGTAATTTCATTCTTATAGGTAACGAGAGTACAGGGACTTCCGTAGCCACACAGTTGGGGCAACAGGAAATTAGGCGTATTGAAGCAGTATCAAGCAACGACCTTTACTTGGATAGACCTATAGGTCACTACCACCCTGATGCGGCAGACGTAAAACATATAACCGCATTCCCGGCAGACTACTCAAGCAATGCGGGGTACTTCCCTTCCCTAACTTTCATACCCGGAGTTTACGACACAGTATCGCTTCCGGAACCTGTGAATGCTGTAGACCCTACATACTACTTAGGGTTTGACTCGAAAAGAAACTTCTCTCATGCATATAGAGGTCAACAGTCTTTCGACGGGTCTATATCAAGCTTTGCCCTTCTAAACGGCTGGCCTTTGCGATACGCTTTCGGGTCGGTTAGTTCCACAGGCACAGATGCCGATGCTACTGATCTGAGCACCACGGTAGAGACCGCCGCTAAAAAAGGCGATATGATGATTATCGTCGAAGAAGATGGTACTAATGAAAGCGAAGCTAGGGTTGCAGCGGGAGATTTTATACGAATCACCACAACCGCTGCCGTTACTGATGCCGCTACAGGGATTACAACTGAAGCGGGGACAGACATTAGGCAAATTGTAAAAGAGGATGCTACCGCTGGCACGGAGACTACATTCATAATGCATCTAAACATGCCTTTGAGTAGAAATTATGCGGCAGGTGATGAAGTTCAAGAATTGAAACACACTACTGGTACATCTGTGTACACGCATACCATTACTGAACAGAACGAACTTCCCTCAATAAGTATGCAAGCTATGTTTAAAGATACTGGCGACAATGATGCTAATGCTTTTATCCGTAAGTACTACGGAGGTTATGTATCGTCTGCTACAATATCCGCTGAAGAAGGTGGCTTAGTTCAAATGTCATGGGACTCAATACCTTTCATGGGTATGGTTCATAATATAGCGGAAGGATATGGTGGAGGAGCAAGGCTTGGAGACTCCGCCACAGGTGGTATCCCCGGTTACACGCTTACCGGTACTCCCGGTACAAACGCCTCGTATGATTATGTAGGTGCTCCTGTTGTAGACGGTACAGGGTTCGTTGCGGATGCTTCGGTAGCTGTACCAAACACTGACAGCTCTGAGGGTGCAAGTACTTACACTTCAAGCTACCCACAGACTGAACCTTACTACTTCACTCAAGGGGAGATTACACTTCATGGGGTTGTAGTAGCTAGAATTCGAGACTTTTCAATTAGTGTAAATAACAATGTAGAGACTAGGTACTACATTGAAAAACGTGGTGACATGCGTAGGAGAGGCCCATCTCAACTACATGAAGGTCGTCGAGAGTATTCCATGACCTGTACTGTGGTTCCTGATTCTATTGAAGTAGCTAAAACAGGTGCATCTGCTACACGAACAATTTTTGAAGAGTATTTGCTTCAGGGTGATTATGGAGAATTTGGGTCAAATCAGGGTATAAAGGGCGTAGGGCTAAAGATAGAGTTCACCAGAGGAACTAATGACACTATAACTCTTGAAGTTTCAGGCTCAAGTACCGCAGGTACGCCGAACGCTTACATTATAAATGCCCCCATGCAAATTGATGGAAACAATCCTATACAGATTCCTGTAGAAATAGGAATCCGAGCATGGGATACTATACAAATAAAGGATAAAGAACCGTTTTACCCCTAAGGAGGAGATATGGCGACAGTAAAAGATAAGCCAGCAGCGAAGAGTTTTAACCTAAGTAAGTACCAAATATCAGATANGTCTGTTACTAGGGTAATTGACTTAGGNGATGATTCGTTTGAGGTGCGTGTAAAAGAGTTATCATGGTTTCAGCGTAATACTCTAATGTCTAGATGTATGCAGATAAAAGGTAATTCTGAATCTACCTTTGATGGGGCTTTATTCGTGAGGGAGGTTCTGAAGGAAATTATTGTCGAAGCTCCTTGGGGTAAAACTACCGATTTATTCTTAACCTCTATAGATAGCCGCCTTGGGCAAGCATTGGAAACTCTTGTATCTTCTATGTCGGGTGGCTCCGAGGAGTTATCTCTAGACGAAACAAAAAAAGGATAGTCTTATTTTCGAAAGGCTTGAATCCTTCGAAAGAAGAGCAGATGGTTTTTTCGTTTATTAGTACTGTGAGGATGTTACTATCTATGGGCTTGACATATTCAGATATTAAAACTTTATCAGAGCAGGAGATTACCCTTCTCTTAGCTACTGAGTTAATGATAAAAGAAAAAGAACAGGCTGCTATAAATGCCCGTAGATAATTTAGGTCAAACTTTTAGGTTTATTGTAGAACAGGCTGGCGGCGGAGGCGNCGGAGGCGGCGGCGCTAGTGACAGCACGGGTGGGGCTGGGGGTTCCCCGGGGANAGTGGCTAGAGACGCTAACCAGTACCGTGATACCATGGCTAAAATGGTTAAAGCTGTTGATCACTCCGGAAAAACCACGCAAGATGCGTTTACTAAAGGGTTTAGAGCGGTAGGGCTTCAGATTACTATGGCGAACATGCTGAAGCAATCCCAAATTTTTACCGGAACCCTTAACGCTATTTTCCAAGTAATTGGAGCACTTTTCGATATAGTGTTAGCCCCATTCATGCCTTTGATAGTTAAATTTATGCAGAAAGCTATCCCCCGTCTACTGGATTTTGCTGAACGTATGGCTGCATGGGTTAGGGGTGAGTTAGCTCAACTGGATGAGTTGGGGTTCATGGGGTATATACAGAAGAAACTTGAAGAAGACATTCCGAAAGCTTTCGAAACATTCGGCCCTGTAGTAGCTGCGCAAATAGGGATAGCATCCAAATTTATAATTAACGCTATACCGGGAACTGTAGCAATTGCGCTAACGTCCTTAGGTATACTTACAGCCGAAGTTTTAGGTGCCACCGTTTCGGGAATCGGTGAACTGCTAGTGCTTACTTTAGATAAGTCACTTGATGCTATGTCTAATGTTATGGCATTTCTTATGGACAAGATGGCGGGCCTTAAGATAAAAAATCCATTTGGCGAAGGAGTCTGGGAACCTTTTAGTTCGTTTAAAGGAGCGGGAGATGCTTTACGGGAGGGTACAGAGGGCACCCCTGACTGGCTTACAAAGATGAGAGAATCCACTATCCCTGAACTTGCGGAGTCGGTAAAAACACTTACAAGGAATACCTTTGATTGGGCTGCGGATATATTTAGATCAGCCACAGCGGTTGATCTTTTTGAAGAATTATCTGTGATTGTGCAAAACTGGGTGGAAAAGGGAGTTATTGGGGTTTTTGATGCAACGGCCAGTGCCGCAGGTGAATTGGGTGGTGAATTCGGTAAGCTGGCCAAGAAGGTGCAAGAGGTGCAAGGGGCGCAAGAGGACTATTATCTTTCACTGCATGGGGGTGGCATAAATGAAGATTTAGAGAACGATCCACAAGGTATTACCCCGGATACCTTTTTACCTTCTTTCATCTCCGGTGACTCAGAGCGTGACCCACTGTATGAGCTTGAAATGGGTATGGATTTGGCGCACGACCCCAAAGTTAAATCAACCATCAGAAGCATGACCAATGCACAATTAATTGAGGCGATTCAAACGTGGGAATGGGGCCACCCGACGATAGGTGATACGAATGATTTGGAGCACGATCCACAAGGTCTTGGTGACGTTTTTAGAGGAACCCTCTGGGATAAAATGCAGGATTGGAATCTCCTGACTAAGCCCGAAGACAGAGGCAACTTCATTGGCGGCTGGCAACAGTGGCATCCACTTAAAGGTTGGAACATGGTACCGGGCAACTGGCAGAGCGGCGAGGACGGTATCTGGGATGCAGTACAGAATTTTGATGCTATGCCGGGTCAGGGAGCAACGTGGAATCCCGTGAAAGGTTGGGACTTAAGCGGGGATGCCATAGTGGAGACAGTTGAAGGTTGGATTCAGGGCTTATTTGGCAATAAAACTCTCCAAGAATTCTCCANACATTATATGAACGCATCACAGGAGGGGGACTTCCCCACTCCCGGTGGTTATGGTANCGGTGGTGACTACTTTAGCCAACTTGAGATTACTGTAAAGACAGACCCGGGTTCGAGCGATGTATTAGGGGTATCGGATACTAAAATGAGCGTTAAAAATGGTGAGAAACACCAGATTGATGTATGGCTTAGTAGCGATCCACAAGGTTTGGGCGATATATAGGGAGAGAATAATGTCTAGTATGATTTTGCTACATGATGGGTCAGACGGTGGAGGGGGGCATGTTTTAAAAGCTGAGAGTTTAACGATATCTCTTTCAAAGACTCCTATTCAAATTGCTATCCCGGGTACATCGCCCCAGCTTTTGGATTTAAACATGATACGCCCCAATATAACAATTGGGGGTCTAGTAGAAAATACTACAGCGGTAGGAGCTAACTATACCTTAGCGACTACTGCACTTACCGACGGGGGTTTAGATGGCGACCCAACCTCAGCAGGTGTAAGGGCTGACGACGGTCTTTTAAACTTTGATGGGACGTACACTTACCCAGATAAGGCTGCGTTAGAGTACTACTTTTCAAATGAAGCTTACATACCCGACAATGAGTTGGCCTTAATAATAATTGATCCGTCAGGTACGACATTTAGTTTTTATAACATATCAGGACAATCCGCTACATTTATCCTAGCCCCCGGTACAGAAGATAGATATTCTTACAACTTAGTTTTTGCAGCTGGGTTAAGAAACCGGATATCTGGTACAGCATAATGGCAAAACCAGTAAAAAGTATATTACAAATATGGACAGGAGCTAGTTGGGAGACAGTATACGCATCTGAGGCCAGAGCGACAACTACTACAACCGCTATCAACAACGGTTCTGGTTATCTTGCAGCAGCTACTTCCCTAACGGTTGACAGCACTACTGGAATTTTAGCTGGTGACTATATAAAAATTGCTAACGAACTAATACAAGTTAAGACCGTCGCTAGCTCTACGGTTTTAAATCCGGTCGCACGAGGTCAACTTACTGGAACTACCGCCACAGTAACGGTGGCAGCCGCAGATATGTCTGATAACGCCGTGGTAACTAAGGTTGATTTAGCGGTATCGGCTCTATTTAAAATAAATATAGAGGAAAAGTACGGTAACCCTGTAGTGTGTACCATTGAACTATTTAATAAGCCTTACGCTGCTGGGATAACAAAGGGATACGTTGAAGATAGGTATGGAGCTTATTTAGATACTTATCAGAGAATTCGTGTACTAGACGATTACAGTAAAGCAATTTTATTTTATGGGCGAGTATATAGAAAAGACATAGAATTTAATCGAAGTACAGGGTCTATTATCCGTATAACAGCTTTTGACGCACTAAAGGAATTAGCAGATAACCGGATAGAGGGGGATAAGGGTAATTTTTCAAGTCAGACAAAACGATCTGGTGTTATTGAGAAAATAGTTGAAAAGTTTACTTACCAAAACACTGCTGACNAGAATATAAATCTATCTACTGNCGATGCTCAAAAATTCTCAGATTCCGTAGCTGACATCGTATCTACGGAGGAGCACGATTATTCCAAGGGGAGAGTCACAGGACTTTCCGCTATAGCTAAATTAGCTAAGCTTGACCCCCACTCCACTGAGGAAATCAACGCCGATAATGGATACACCTATTTCGTAGATAATGGGTTTACGTCATCATTAAAAACCACTAGTTACACATCGGCTGTCCCGACGTTAAATTATTTTAAGCGTGGAACGATGCCTGACACATCTATTGGCACTGACGATTTTTATAAACTAACTCAAAGCTCTGTGGAATCTGATGGGGATAGTTCAAATAGCTATACCACAACCTCTAACACTCTCGGCACCTTCCAAATTTCCAAGCAATACACTGATGTATCAACGGCTATAGCTCTAACGTATAGAGATTCATCTGGTGACATGGCTACCAAGACCTGTTACAGGGCGAAGGTTTCCAATCTTGCGGGCGGTGGTACCGGGTCAATTTTTGATAAAGCCTTGCTCGACGACTCTATATCTATAGAATTATCCCCGGAAATTTGGATAGATACAGATACAAGTTCATATACCCCAGAGAAAGTAGGTCAATTAATATACCTTAGTGATGAAACAGGCAACGATAAATTTGCAGTATTTACATTAGACGACGGAAAAGTCCCCGAAGATATCAAATCAAGTACCTTAGTACCGGGGACAGCCGCTGATAAGACTACCGAGTACATAAGAGTAGATACTTTTGGTTCTTCTGCGGGGGCATCCCCTGTAGGTGACGGGGCGGACAGGTTTACAGTTGAAGAAACTGATGACGTAGAGGTAGAGTTATTACGCACCATACCCTTTACTTTTGATGACCAAAAAGACCCAAAGGAAACCAGAATAGCAATTCATTCAAGGTTTGAAGCATCCCAAACTACAACTAGACCCAGTAGAGCAGAGGTAAGCATCCTTGATTATCCGTTTACTCGCCTAACTGTCGATCCCAGTAGTAGGTCAGGTAACGAACTTACATTGCCGGTAGATATATATAAGTACGGTGCGAGAAAAGGTATGGTGGTTAGACAACTTAAGTCAGGAGTTGAAACTGGAAACTATGGGTATATATCTGAGATTGCAACGGGAGGTAGTCCTACCGTAACTGTGGTACTATCTAATGCTGCGGGAACTCAAATAACGGGCACTAACTTACCGTGGGCGGATACAGATACATTTGTTGTATATATACCTATAAGACCCGGATTCAAGACTTACCTGACAAACCCAGCAGCCGGTCTAACTGCTGACGGAATGCTCACCAACATAGATTACTCCGAGGGGCAAGGCATTCAAACCTCAACCCTAAGTTTACTCACAGATAACTTTGCGGCACTAACTGAAAGTAGCCCCGGAGTGTCTGTTGGGGGCACTAACTCAACCCCAGTTAGCCCAGATAGTGGGAAACGAGTTTATTATAACGTAACAGCGGGGGCCACCACCCCCCTGCTTTCCCTTCCGGATAGCGGAGATGCTTACCGACGAGTAGATTGGGCGGAAGGAACCTTAACTGTCGGTACAAAGACATATGCAATAGCTGCTAGCAACACATACGTTGCATTATCGAACGGGTGGTTACCTAATAATGAATGGTATGTAATATACTTCCTAAAGAGTGAATCTACCACAGCATTTAAGGTAGCTTCCCTTGCTAATTTACCTAAAGACGTAGATTTAATACGTATAGCTCAGGTTAAAGCTAATACCAATACGAGTCTGGGTGCTCTACGGAGATTTGAGTCGTCTGATNTAATTCTTTCTGCTGAGGCTGGGGCTACCATTGATGCAGCGGATATANCNGACGGAGCGATAGATTCAGCTAAATTTGTACGTGGAGCACAACCATTTACACTGACCCACACCTTGTCTCCAACAACAAATGTATGGAGTTCGTCGTCTTATAATTCGGTAGCTTGGGCAGCATCTACGTTAAAATACAGTGACGGTGACACCTTAACGGTAAATGCTGATTCAGCTACAGGGCTGGGCGCAAATACTACATATTGGGCTTATGTTGATACAACTAACGGAAATATAACACCAACCGCTACCGCCGCTGATGCGATCAGCGACACTAAACTTCTAGTAGCCCTTATAAGGATTGGGCCTGATACTGAACCAGCGGCCTCCATCGCCCCATTGGGAAGTCAAGCCCCCGTCCTTTCAACATCAGGATTGGCAGCTAATGCAATAGTGTCAGATAAAATTGCAGCTAATGCTTTAGATGCCCATACAATTACGTTATCTACGGGGGGAAAATTTGTAACCGCATCGGGTTTGGGGAGAGATAGTACTAACCAGTGGACTACTATGTCAGGTGCGGGAACTGGTGGTGGATTATTAATCGACACAACTGGGATTATAGGTACAAGTAAAAGTGACGATGGCGATATCAACGATACTGAGTTTTACATAACGGCATCAGACGGGAAAATGTATGCGGGTGGCGGGAGTATTATTTTAGATAAAACAGGGTTGACCATCAACGACACCTCCGGTACATTCGCCAATTCAAGATTCCAAGTACAGTCTTCAGGCACGGATGTTTTTGGTATCTATGAAGCAGGGAATAGTGTATACCTTACTACTGATACTCGTACAGGGACGATAGCTTATGATATGACTGTGGGGCCTCAAGGCATTAATGATACGGGGTCTATTTTACCAAGGTCTGCCGATAAAGTTACGCTAGGTAGCGACGCTTTACCTTTCTTAGACTTATATTCCACGACAGTCCGTGTAGGTGCGTCCCATTACCCCCTTACCACTTCAGGTACTAACTTATTATATAATACAGCAAAGGTTTTCTATGATGAGGACACAACTAATGGGGGAACTCTGAAATTAGGTACCGCTGTAACTGATACTAATATTATAGATGCCGGTTATGGGCTGATTAGATATGAGAAAGACGGCAATGGAGATGCCGCTGATACACTAGGTTTCATAAGCGGTCAAACGTTTGGGGGAAGAACCGGGCTAACGGACGGAGCGAAGACTCCTACTACCACTAATCACGGTTCAGCATTTTACTCTATGTTGTCCGAAATAGATACCTCCGCTCGTGTTGGGGATGGTAGCGGTTATGTCATAAGTAGGTTAATTTTTGAACCTATTGTAGATCGGGCCTATTACAATAATGACTCAGAGGTGGATACTACTGATGGGTATTATAATTACGCTTATCTAGGGTATCACAACTGGCTATATAGTCTAAATTGTTATTATATAAATGCTGGAACCGGTTCTGCCGCAGTACCAACTGTCACTGTAGGAGACNANGATACTGGTATGTATGGTGGTGGAACTAACATATTAGGGTTTTCTTCTAATGGTACTGCTAGATGGTCAATAGATGCGAGCGGTGATTTGTTACCCGCAATTGATGGTTCAGGTGTTGCTGGTTATGATGTAGGAAGTGCTAGTTATCAAGTAGCATCTGTTAGAGCTTACACACTATTCTTCACTAATACAGCCTCCACATCAGGTACAGATTTAATTGTAACTGTGGGCGGTCAGATAGCGAAGAAAACTAGTTCTATACAGTATAAAGATAATGTAAAAGAGTTAGTATATGATTCTTCAAAACTTGACAAGTTAAGACCCGTGAGTTACGATTATAAACTAGATAATGCCCCAGATATTGGCTTAATTGCCGAAGAAGTTGATGAAGTTTATCCAGAGTTAATTAATTACGATAAAGAGGGTAAGGCTGAATCAGTAAAATATCATGGTTTATCAGTTATGCTGTTAGATGAAGTTACTAAATTACGTAAAGAAATTAAAGAATTAAAGGAGAAAACCTAATGCCAGATGTAACAGTATCGTTTACAGACGCACAATGGGCAAGGGTTGTTGCCGCAACTACATTTATTGTAAGAGAGGATCAAGGGGTTGTTGATGCAACTAAATTAGCTGCTAAGTGGAAAGATCAAGCAACTGGTTGGGTGAAAGCGTATGAGAAAACGCAAGCTTCTATAGATGACTTTTAAAGATGCGTCGTGTAAATCACGTTATTCGATCTAGAGAGAAACACCCTGAGTGGACTTTAGGTTACATAGCTAAGAAGGTTGGTACCAGCAGAGAGAACGTTTGGCAGATTCTGAATAGACGGGGTATGCCTACCGCTGCTGTTCGCCCTAATCCGGAGGACAGGCCCCCTAAAGTCCGTAGGAGGAGATGTAGGGTTTGTCGTAAGATACTCATAAATCCAATCAGCCGGGGGAAAGTCCCACCATTATGTAAAGGTTCTTGCTATTTTGAGTGGTATTATGCTAAAATAAGATGTAACTGGTGCGATGTTATTTTCTATAGACGTAAATCTGTAATCAAGCACCGGGCATTAGTAGGAAAGAAGCAAACTTACTGTACGGTAGAATGTTATAAAAATAAAAAGCGGGTACATAGTGGAGATAAACGATAATTTAATAATTCAGTGGGAACCCAAAGTCCAAAAAATGGCTTCCCGAGCTTCAATTGTNGGCATGGAGCGAGAAGATATAGCTCANGAACTACGTTTAGTTATATGTAAGGCAGCAAAAAAGTACNATCCTGACCGAAATGCCTCATTTCATACTTATTTACATACCAGTATGGTAAATACCATACGAACTCTTATCACAAAAGCACAAGCACGTTTGAAAAGGCAACCGATTTTCGTTCAGATTCCCGATGATGGGACAAATCAAAGCTTTGAGGAATTAGCAGCCATAGAAGACTCCGGTTTCCAAACGGTAGCTTTTATAGAAGAATTAAAGCAACTAAATTTAACGCCTACCGAACAAAAATACATCGAGGCTAAGTTAAATAAGTATAATAATAAGGAAATTTACTTTAAATTAGGGTGTATCTCACCACACAAGGTACGAGCGCAAGTTAAAGATAAGTTAATAAATTATTATGGGAACCAAGACACAAAAACAACTAACCTGTAGGACTGCCTTCTCCGAATATGAGAAGTTATATTCAGATATAACTGGGCAGGATTATACGGTTTCCACTTTCATTGGTCGAGAGATGAGTATGTTAAAGAATGCTATAGAGAAGCATGGCTATTATGATATTCTCTGTGCTTTACTTTCCTCACTTAAGAAGAATGATAAGAACGCCACCATTCCTTATACTTTAGGGGGGCTGTCTTATTATCTTCCCGACTGTAAACGCCCTGATCTTTACTGGTTAGTATTGACTCAGCCTTCTGATTCCTGTAAAATACTTTGGAGACACTTGATGCGCTTGGAAACTAAATGGTTTCCCGCCGCATCTGACAAAAAAGTATATTCAAATTTAGTTTTACAATTGGAGCAGAAGTATGGCTTACAAGGAACGCAAGCGGCGCTCACCCCGGCTACTTGAAACACTGAGTCAAAGAGCGGCCCCGAATAATCAGTTTAGGGTTGTGGGCGTTAATAATGAAGCTAGACAAGTTTGGGATTATGGGGTATACTCATCTTACACAGAGGCCAAGCGGGTAGTGGATTACCCCCCTGACCCGGCGTGTAATTTTTATATACATAATAGTTATAACAGAGTAATGTACTCATCGAGGTAGGGCAGACATGGATAGTGCTAATTTTAATTTTATGGAGTCAGCTATTGTTTACGGTCTTTGTAACGAAAACAATTATCGGAAGTTTAAATTTCCTNTAAAGAACTTCGTTATTCATGGGGACGCAGTTAGATTTATTAACTCTCACATAGATGAATATAAGGAGTTTCCAGAACCTAGTGTTCTAACAGAGAACTTTCCTAAGTTAAGGATTGAGGCGGTTACTACTAACTTTGATTATGCTCAAGATGAGTTTAAGAAGCAGGTTTTGTTTAGGGAAATCGTAAATTCATTCAGTTCAAATAAGGCTGTATTGCAAGATAACCCTAAGGCTGCTTTGAGTGCAATTACTCAGTCTCTAGCAGATGTTGAGGTTACCTATGATGAGGATGTATCGTACTACGATACCGGTGATTCAGATAGATTTGCAGAGTGGCAAGCCCGTAATAAGAAACGAGAGATGGGGGATGGTATGATTGGGATACGTACCCCCTTCAGAACTCTCAACAGCACGGGAATGGGTTGGCAGGAAGGGGACTTGGTATCCGCTTTTGCCCGCCCTACCGTCGGTAAGACTTGGTTATGTGTAAAAGTTGCAGCGGAAGCTATATTGGATAACCGTAGAGTACTGTTGGTATCCACCGAAATGACAAAACGTTCTATAGAGATGCGTATGGATGTCGTACTTGCCAACATGATGGGGTACAAGCTATCCCATAGGGCTTTACGATCTGGTCAACCTATAGATGAAACTGTATATAAGAAGTTCCTTTCGGAAACAAACACCAATAAACTGCTAGTGTGTGATCATATTAACGGTGAAGATAGTATATCTTTGCCCAGTATCGCAGGATTGATACGTAAATACTCACCCGACCTTACTGTTATAGATGGGGTATACTTAGTATCCACATCAGATTCACGAAAGGCGGCATGGGAACAAAGCCACAGCTTATTCTACGGCCTCAAGAATTTTGCGTTATCGCAGAATAATGCTATAATGGTTTCAACACAAGCTACAAGGGATGCGTCAAACATGTTTGCGCCTCCCAGAGCAGATCAGGTTGCATTTGGCGATGCCCTTATCCGAGCTTCTGATGTTGCCTTGTCAATGTGCATGGTAGAAGACGTTGACGATCAAAGGGAAATACAATTTCAGAAGTATAGGGATGGGGACTTACCGGTTGATAATTGCACATTTACTTGGAATGTGGATAGTGGACAAGTTGAAGAGTTTGATATAGGACTGTAGGAGGTCTATAATGGGATTACTTAGTTGGTTTAAAGATGATGAGAACAGCATAGTTGTAAAAACTGGACGTAGTAAAGGGCCGGGGAAACCTATGGTCTCTATTACAGTCGGGGATATCCGTAACGGGTCTGTCTCTGACCCCAGAGGATACAAGAACGAAGTTGTTTTATTCGTTAGGGCAAACAAAGCGGATCGTAAAGCGAAGGCGTAATGTTTGACTGGGCATCAGTGTTATTAGAAGCAGGTATTTCGGTACCTGCGGGCGAGGAACAATTCAATATTCTTTGCCCCTTTCACTATGACCAGCATACCTCGTGCTCCATAAACACTAGTAAAGGTGTATGGATTTGCTTTCGGGGGTGTGGGCAGGGCAGCTTAAAAGGTTTTGTTCAAGAGTACTTGAACCTTTCCTCAGGGCAGTTATCTCAATTCTTGGGAGATCACAGTGTATCAGTTGATGCAGATTTCTTAGATGAATTTGAGATGGAGTCTACCCACCTCCCGAAAGTAGACTTCCCATTCAACCAAAATTTTGTACCTAATTGGATTTTCGATAGGGGTTTCAATAAGCAGACGTTGAAAAAATGGGGGTCAGGGATAACAGCAGAGAACGGGTTGGCGGTTCCTATTAGTGACTTAGATAATGTTGAAGTAGGCTGGGTAGTACGTCGGGAGAGAGGGTTTCCAAAGTACTTGTACCCACAGGACTTTAAAAAATCTAGAGTTTTGTTTGGTGGTAATTTAGTACAGCCTTCAAATTTACTATGCATTGTCGAAGGGCCGCTTGACGCAATGTGGTTAAATCAGTTAGGATATAACGCAGTAGCTATTTTAGGTATGTCTATATCTAAAAAGCAGGTAGATTTAGTACAGGGGTTACCTGTGGGTGAGGTGGTGTTATGCCTTGACAATGATGAGGCTGGACAGATAGGTAAGGAGAAAGCCTTGACATATCTGGGGCAGTCGGTTAGAATAGCATATATTGATATTCCTTCACAATATAAGGATGTTCAAGATATTAGAGATAAACAGATAATGGATAAAATAATCCAAGACCGGGAATACTGGTAGGAGGATAAGTATGAGTGGAATAAAATCTATACAGGAGCGAGCAGGTCGTTCAACATCTTCAGAGCGATCCAATTTAGGTGGTCTCAGGAAAGAAATATGGTTGCGGGATGGTGACCAAGCATTTATTATTCCGGTTGCTACTGGAGATGATGATGACCCGTTCTTGGAAGAATATTGGATGCATACATTCAGGGATGAGAATACCTTTAAAAGTGTGCTGTCTGGGCCAGATGGCCCCCTAGGGGTGGTTCCATCAGATAGTAAGCCTCAACATAGGTTTGCTTTCTGGACATACGTTACAGAAGTATTTCATCCTGAGCGTCGAGTGGATTCATGGGAATCAATTACAGGCCCTTCAGGTAAGACTATGTACAAGGAAGTTGTTAATGATTTCCGTATACTGCCTCTAACCTTCGGTCGTGGTAACTATATCTGGAATCAGTTGGTAGATGTTTATAATGATTGGGGTTTCTTGAACAAAGGGGTTATCAGGGTTAGGCGTACAGGTGCAGGACTAGATACTACCTATACAATAACCGCAACCACTAAAGAAGATGAGATACCTGAAGGCGTATACAACACTGTCGGAGACCTTCAATCTGTAAAAGATTACATGATGGAAACCTATAGTGAGTCCGGTGCCTCGTCAGCAGAAACTGCTGCAAGTGTACCCGATACAGCTACGGCATTAGCTTCGGATGACGATGACGACACACTTCCCTTCTAGTGTTAGTTCTAACTGACAAACAATTCGATTCGGCTGTTGCCACCCTCAGCAATTATGAGGATTGGTCAGTAGATTGTGAAACAAATGGTCTGGACGCATACTCTTATCACCAATTATGTGGGATTGGGGTAGCGGTTCCAGACCATACGTTTTATTTCCCGTTCAGACACCAAAGTTTAGGGGGTAATCTCGATCCGAAGTACCTATCTCCTCTATTTGACGAGTTAAACAAGATAAAGCGTGTTGTAGCCTACAACTTGAAGTTTGATGTGCCTTTTTTGGAGAAGGAAGGGTTACGCACAGATGATAAGCAGCTAATTGATGTGATTGTGATGGCTAGGTTGACTGAAGCGAGCAGTATAAATACGTTATCCCTAACAGAGACCATTTCTAGGCGTTTTGGCCCCAATAGTGCCTCTTATGACAAGGAAACTAAGCAAACATTAGTGAGAAACAAGTGGAATCGTGATTTCTCCATGTGCCCAACTGAAATTTTAGGGCCTTATTGTGAAAAGGACGCTTACTGGACATTAAAATTATATGAAGATTCACTTGAGAAGATAAAAAAGAGTAATCAAGAGAATATATGGCAGATGCAGATAGATTTAACAAGAGTTTTGTTAGATATGGAGCGTCAGGGTATACGGATAGATCAGGGATACGCCCTAACGGTATTAGAAAAGCTTAGTATTCGTAGTGTAGACATCCAACATCGTATAGAAGCTCTTTCGGGGCAGGTATTTAACATGTCCAGTCCTCAACAAGTCGGTTCATACTTCAACTCAGTAGGTATACACTCTCCTATGAAGACCGCATCAGGGGCAGAGGCTTGGAATGAGGGGGCGTTAGTCCAAATAAATCATCCTGTAGCGGGTCTAATACGGCAGCACAGGACGTTGGCGAAGTTAAAGTCAACATACATCGAACCGTACCTTGAAACGCCTGTAATGCACACTACCTTTGCTAATTGGGGAACTGTTACGGGAAGGCTATCCTCCCGTAGTCCTAACCTACAAAACATTCCACGCAACCACTTTAAACTTTATGATGTGGATTTCACTCCAGAAGAACTGCGGGATGTTCGGGAACGGGTGGGTGCAACTATAGCCTCTAAGGGAGGTAACGCTTTAGATAGTGAGAAACTAAGCGATGAAGTTATAAAGTCGTGGGGCTTTATGGGTGACGAATCTCTTGATGAGACTAACTCTGAGCAAATTTCTATGCGAAGACTGTTCGTACCGAGGCAAAATCATTACTTAGTGTCATACGATTACTCTCAAATGGAAGTTCGTATGTTTATGTACTACATAAATAACCCAGATATGCTGGAACTTATGAAGCAGGGGGATATAGATTTTCATGGGGAGGCTGCAAAGCTGGCGTTCAAAGTAAGCGAAGATAGTCCGGACTTTAAATTTTACAGGCAACTTGCCAAGACTATTACGTTCGGAGTTATATACGGAATTGGTAAGGATAAGTTAGCTCAACAGTTGAAAACCACTCCTAATGAAGCAGCCAAATATAAGAGAGACTATTTTGAAAATATAGCCGGGTCAAAGAAATTCTTTGATACTGTTGTTAGGATGATCGAACATCGTGGGTGGGTTAAAAATAAATTTGGCAGAGTCTACAGAGTACCTTCGGACAAAGGTTACAAAGCTGTCAACTATCTCATACAGGGAACTAGCGCTGACTTGCTGAGTGAACGTATGATTGTAGTTTCGGAATATCTAAAGGGTAAGAAAAGCACCATGTTATTACAAGTACATGATGAGATTATTTGCGAGATACATAAAGATGAGGCACCTGAAGTTGTCCCCGCAATTAAAGAACTGTTAGAGGAGAATTCATTAAACATACCTTTGCAGGTAGACTTGGAGATATGTGATCCTTCTTGGGCAACTAAAAGGGATTTTGTATTGACGGAAGCACTAGAACCTGATATAATTAGTAATTACATAGATTGGGATTAAGGAGAGTTTAATGGCGAAGGTATCACAGGAATTGTCATTTACTGTAAATTTAGGAAATTATAATTCTGCAAAAGCGACGGTGGGTATTTACGATCTGGACACCGACCATGATATAGAAGAACAAATCGAGTCTGCTAAACAAGCTTTAGGTAAGGCTTTTGTTAAACTATATAAATTGGCTGATGCGGAAGTAGACAAGATTTTAAAGGATGCGGGCTAATGAGCGAAATAACACGAGCGAAGATTCTTGAAGCTGTTCTATCTGAAAGGGAGAGACAGGACGAGCGGTGGGGGGATCAAACACACAATACCGATTTAGAGTGGATATCAATTTTAACTGAGGAGGTCGGGGAGGTTGCCAAGGATGTGAATGACCACCGTATGGCGGGTATGTTTGAGGAGATTATTCAATGTGCAGCGGTTTGTTTTGCGTGGTCAGAGGCTTACATTAATAGAGGTGGGTTAAAAGATGACAGCGAACAATCTGTTTAAAAACCTGCTAGACGATAAGACTTTAGGGTTGGTGACGGGGGATTCAGATGAATTCTCTTACGAGAAAATACCCTTCAACATAGCAGGATTAGATAGAATTACTAATGGGGGTATACCTAAGAAAAAGTTCTCCTTATTTTTTGGAGGCTGGTCGTCCGGTAAGTCTTATCTCGCTAGCCAATTATGTAAGTCTGTTCAAGAGCAGGGCGGAGTTTCGTTATGGGTAGATACGGAGATGTCTTGGGATTCGGTGTGGATGGATAAGTGTGGACTAGATACGTCCGATATGCTAATAAAGCAAGCCCCCTCAGCAGAAGAGGCATACAAGGCTATGGAGGCCGGTCTTAAGGCGGGGGTTGATTTAGTTGTACTGGACAGTGTAGCTGGTCTTATACCTGAGCAAATTATGGATAACAAGGACTCTTTTGGGTACAATCCTATAGCATGGCAAGCAAGGTCGTGGAACCAAGCTTTGGTTAGGTTGCTTCCGTTATTAAAGCACGGTTCAGCTTTAGTTGTTGTCAATCAAGTGAGGGGTTCTATGGGGCCTGTATCCGCTATTGAAACTATGCCCGGTGGTAAAGGGCAGCAATTTTTTGCTCATGCTGTAATGGAGACTCGCAGGGGAACTTATATTAAAGAAAAGGATAAGCGTGTTGGGTTTATGATTCAAGCCGCCCTACTGAAAGATAAGTTTGGCGGAGACCGGTGGGAACAGATTGAGGTACCATTTCGTATTGAAGGGGGCATAGACACTAATGAAACCTTTTTGCGGGAAGCTTTGGAAAAAGGTATCATAGCTAAACGTGGGGCGTGGTATTTTTACGATAAATTTCCTTCAGGTAAGCTGCAAGGGTTTGATAACTTGCGTGGCTTCGCTGAGGAGTACCCAGATGAAATGAAGAAGATAGTGGATGCCGTCGAAATTTTGGACTAAGCAGGAGAAGCTTATACAGAAGTGCTTAGAAGAAACTGGGTTACGGTACATATCCCAAGCTAGATTCGGTACATATGATGTGGACTTCTACCTACCTGAGATAGAGGTAGTTGTGGAAGCGGACGGCCCCTTTGGTCATCTGGCTAAACGTGATGCATATCGAGACGGTAAGTTAAAGGATATGGGTATAGAAGATATTTGGCATTTTAGAGAAAATACACTAGAAACTATAAAGGGAAGATTATGTCTGGAATTAAACAAATTAGAAGCCAGTCTTTAGGTATAGGGGAATTCGTATCTAAAGATAAATGGTTAATTAAACAGTTAGAAGGCACCATGGTTTCCGAAGGGAGACCTCCTAGAGCAGGGGTGTTCTACCCATCCAGTTTAGGAAACCCTTGCGATAGGTACCTTTACCTTTCTTACAATGGTTTAATGCCAGCACTGGACGTAAAACCTAAATTACAGCGCATTTTTGATACGGGTGGTTCGTTTGAGGAACGTGTGGAGGTGTATTTAAAGAAAGCTGACCTACTAATAGATCGAGAATTGGTAGCTACGTTTGATGACCCCCCAATTTCCGGAAGAATTGACTTTATTATAAAGGATGGTACGGATAGGGGTGCTATTTTAGAGTTAAAAACAATAAATTCTGCGGGGTTTTCTAAGTTGAAAGGCCCGAAACCTGAGCATCTAATCCAAGTTCAGTTGTATTTGAATATCGCAGAGCAGGAAAATTCTTATCTGTTGTACGAGAATAAGGATACTCAAGACTTGAAGTCCTTTAAATTATTACGTGACCCCTTGTCGTGGGAAAACTTAGTGAGTAGATGTCATAGAATTATGGAGATGAAGGAAGTGCCTGTAAAATGTACTGGGATGTGGTATTGCAATTGTAAGAAGGTGTTACTATGAAAAAACGATGGTCTCATGAAGATGCTATATCTCAGGCTAAAGAGTACGTAGATAGTATTTCTGTGCCGGGGTTTACATTAAAGGTGGAGAAGCCTCACACAGGTTTAAACTTTGCTGATGTTATGAAAGCTGATAATAAACAACTTGTAGATTACCTAGTTATGTACGGGGGTTCCAAAAGTCTCTTAGAGCAACATGTAGCTGATTTAGAAGCTAGGCGTGGCGCAATGGAAGCACAGTTTGATGAGGGGTATAATATTGCTATATTTCAATTGAACCAAAAATATGAAGCTGAAGCAAAAAAGAAGCCTACTAGAGACCAGATGCGGGGCGAGGTTCTTATGACTAACCCGTCACTAATGGACTTACGTAGGGATTGCATTGATATCAATACGGCATACCAAAAAGTTTTAGGGGAGTTGAAATTATACACCTCAGCCTATGCTACTGTTTCTAGGGTTGTTGCTATAAGAACTCAAGCGTATGAGGAGAAAACAGATGACCGAAGAACTTTTAACTAAGATAAGTTACATAGAATTGGGTCTTTCGGCGTTGAAATACTACGTGCTAAACGGGGGCACTCATGAGGGGTTGTTGATTGTGGATGATTTAGCGCAAGTCCTGTTAGACATAAATGAAGATTTAGAGAATGCCCCAGAGGTTCTTGAATGATCGGGGGGATAGATTGCTCTACAAAAGCAGTTCATTTAGCGCTCATAGATGACGACGAGCAACTAGTGGAACTAAAAAAATATGGTAGCAAAGGTAAATTAGCTGAGGATCGTTTCTATGAAATACTCGATCAAGTCTATGCTGATCTAAGTATAATAGATATAAGCGCAGCGGCGATAGAGTCTGCTATATACATACAAAATGCTAAGGCTACAATAGCCATTGCTTCGGTGGTGGCGGGCGTAAAATATGGTTTTCATAGAGGTGGCATCTCTTTTGTGGCTGTGGATAATAATACTTGGAAAAGACAGGTTCTAGGGCGTGGTAACGCCAAGAAGTCTGATATAATGAAATTCGCTGTAGATTTATGGGGGGATAGATTCCCCGAGCAGGATTATGCGGATGCGGCGTGTATAGCGTTATGGGGGAAAAGGTATGGAAGATAAGTTTAAGATGTATGTGTCTAGGGGTGGCCCCAAAGAGGATGCTCCCACAGTCTATGAAGATAGGTTCCCTGAAGGAACTACGTTAGAAGATTTAAAAGAAAAGCACGGTGTGGTTATTTGGTGTAAATATTATGCTTGTGTTAATAACAAGCAAGTCGAAGACACCCAACGTACAACAGGGTCGCTTCGAAAAAACCCCCAGTACAAACCCATTTCTGAAAAAAATAATGTCTGGAAAGGCGTGTGTACCAGAGATGAGATTGGAATAGACTTTAAACAATTTTTCTCTAGTGGAGCCAAATTTAAAGTACCAGCTTGCTATAACGCAGCTACTAATAAAACAGGATATATGGATTTCAGTAAGCTGTTGCAATCAGACGGTTCCCCTTACGGCGGTAGCCTAGAGTCCCAAAGCTCCGACTACTTTTCGCCGCCCACCGACAACCAAGACTTCCAAGACCGCCCAATGCCTGACCACGACGGCGTACTATAACTTATGCCTAAAACTATTCCCCAAGAAGTTAAAAATCGTGCTATGGAATTATACCTAAAAGATGATTCTTCAGCACGGCAAATTGCTGACGCTATTTCTACAGAATATTCTGTTCAAGTAAGTAACCAAACTGTGTACTCTTGGGCTAAGAAGTACGATTGGGATTCCAAGAGAACTGACGTAAAAACTAAAGCTTTAGAGAGAACTGTTGAAACTGAATCGGGTAGGCTTGCTAGACTTCAACAGGAACACTTAGATGTTTACGGAAACATACGAGAGAAGGCTACAACTGAATTAAATAATCTCACATTCGACAGAGCTTTTGACGCTGTAAAGGCTGCATCTATAGGTATAGATGGTGAGAGGCAGGTAATTGAAGGCTTGATTAATCTGCAATTTGTACAGGATGTTATTCAAATTCTAATTGATGAGATTGACGATGCTGAACTAATGCAACGTATAGCAGCTAAACTTAGACTCCTTGTCTCTACTGCCAACCAAGATCAGAAAGCAACAGTCATTGATTAAAGCGGAAACGGTTTCAGTTGTAGATGCGTTAGCTTTAATGGCTGACCAGTTAGAGACGAATAAAAAGTTTGCTGTCGGCAGCTTTTGGGACTTTGTAAGAGATGTGTGGTCTCAAAGTTTTGATAATCCTTCGTTATTTAATTCTTGGCATGTGGGGCGAATTTGTGAGGATGTAGAGTACGCACTAGAAGAAAAATTGAATTACGTGAGCGTGTTACCACGAGCGCATTTTAAATCCACTATTTTAGGTCATGCCTTTGCTGTGTGGCGGTTGCTGAAATTAGGGACTAACTCAAATACATTGTATCTTTCTTACAGTGCTTCAATGGCTCAATATCATATAGGGGAGTTAAATAAAGAAGTAGTCCGGAATCCTATATTAATGCAGTGGATGGTGGATAAAACCCCTCGTGGGGATTTCACTTTTAGGTATTCAGTTGACGGTAAAGTTGCTGAGATTTTACATGGGGGCTTATTCTCATTCAAACGTGGGCTACATGTTAACGGGGCGTTGATTGCAGATGACATCCTCCGTGACCCCGACAACCCGTTAGCTGTCGGTCAGATGAATAAAATTGAAGATCATTTCATGACTGAATCTATGTTCATACCTAATCAAGGTTGCCCAATTATGGTGGTGGGTACCCCGATGATACCGGGTGACTTACTAACCGTCTTGGAGAAAGACGACCGGTTTTTTACACGGAAGCTTCCTGCGTTAGACCCGGAGCCGGGGCGTAGAGTTTTGTTCCCCGCTATGTACTCTGAAAAGTTTTTACTTGATACACAAAAAGCTAACCCCAAATCTTTTGCATCTGAATTTTTGTTACAACCAGCGTTTAGTACGGAGGCTTATTTTTCTTATGATGAAATTTCCAAATGTGAGGATGCCAGCTTACGTAGTTTATCTGCTACGACAGAGCATCTCTTTAATGAAGATGACGAAATTTACGCTGGGTTTGATGTAGGGAAAAAACGACACCCATCGCACTTAGTTGTTTTCAAAAGAAACGGTAGCTACCTAGAGCAAATTCATCAATCATTCCTAGATGGCTGGGATTATTCAGCGCAGATTGAATACTTGAATGACGCAGCGAAGAATTTTAAAATTACTAGAGGATATATAGATAACACCCGAGGGGAGCTAGAGGACAGAGGTTTAAACTCAGCTTGGTTCCCAATGTCGTTTACAAGTAAGAGTAAACATACAATGGCTCAAATTTTTGAGGAAACAGTACATAACGGTACCTTAAAGCTGCTACGGGACGAAAGACAGAAGCAGCAAATACTTTCAGTCAATAATGATTTGAAGGCTCCCGTAACCCCGATGGGTCACGGGGACGCTTTCTTTTCAATTGGAATGGCTCTTACTGCCGCCTATGAATCTGGCAGATACAAGGTACAAGATATAGGAAATTTAGCTACCGCTTTTGAAGAGGAGAAAGAGGATGAAAGTGGGGTCAAAAAGATGATGGAGAGGTTGCAAAATGCTGGTAAAGAAGGGTATAATAATACTAACCCCGTAGAGGAAAACCATCCTGATCGCCCTAACCCCNATTGCACGATCTCAGAATGTTCNCCCGCTGTATGGGTTCCAGAGAACAAACTTTGTCTATTGTGTTTACACAGAGGTTAGTAGGAGATNTACATGGTAACTTTAACTTCCCAAGCTCAAATCGTAGCTGAAAAACGGTACTTCCAGAAAAATGACACTGGAACTCCTATTGAAGATGCGGACGAGTTGTTTAGAAGGGTAGCTAATGCGATTGCAGTACCTGAGAAGAACTATGGGAAACTTGATGTAGAAATTAAAATGATATCTAATGAGTTCTTTCAGATGATGAGTGCCCTAGATTTCATCCCTAACTCTCCCACCCTAATGAATGCCGGTACTAACCAAGGTACTTTATCGGCTTGTTTCGTGCTACCTCTTGAAGATAGCATGGAAGGCATAATGAAAGCCGCTCATGATTCAGCCATGGTTCAAAAATTTGGCGGGGGGACTGGCTTTGCTTTATCTAAATTACGTCCACGGGGGGACAGGATAAAAACGACACATGGAGTTTCTTGCGGCCCGATAGAGGTTCTTAAAACCCTGTCCCGTGTTTCTTCTATGATTACCCAAGGCGGTAAACGTGATGGCGCAAACATGGCGGTTATGGATGTTCATCATCCGGACATCTTAGAGTTTATAGACTGCAAAAAGGTTGAGGGGGAAATCCACAACTTTAATATTTCTGTAGGTGTTTCAGATGACTTTATGAAATCTGTCGTAGCAGGGACACATTTCCCTTTAATCAACCCACGTAACAATACAATAGTGGGGGAGTTAGATGCGAGAGATGTTTTCAATAAAATAATAAACGGGGCATGGAGAAATGGGGAACCGGGCATGGTTTTCCTAGATACTATTAATAAAGATAATCATGTATCAGATCAATACGGGGACATGATTGCAACCAACCCGTGTGGTGAACAGCCCTTACTACCCAATGAATCTTGCAATCTAGGCTCTATTAACCTAGCCAACTTCGTTGAGGAGAAACCGGATACAGATAATTGGAAGGCAGGGATTAGCTGGAACCGATTAGGGGCGGTAGTAAAAAGTTCTACGAGATTTCTAGATAACGTAATTGATGCTAATCATTACGCAACTCGTGACATAGAAACCATGACTAAAAGTACCCGCAAAATAGGGTTGGGTATTATGGGTTTCGCTGATCTTTTAACTCAGTTACATATAGGATATCATACTAAACTTGGTCGAGAGGTTGGCGGAGAAATTATGGGGTTTATAAAAGATGTTGCAGATAGTGAATCTAAATCATTATCGGATGAACGAGGGGTGTTCCCGGCATGGGGCAAGAGTGATTACGCTTCCTCCAAAAAGCAGTTTAGAAATGCTTGCAGAATTACGGTTGCGCCTACAGGCACCATCTCTATGCTAGCTGATACATCAAGTGGGGTAGAACCTTTGTTTGCTTTAGCGTGGCGCAAGACAAATATCCTTGATGGAGAAACTTTATATTACGTAAATAAATATTTTGAAAAAGATGCAAAGAAACATGAGTTCTATTCGGATGAGTTAATGGAGCACATCTCTAATGGAGGGTCAATACAAGATAGACCTGATGTGCCGCAATGGGCTAAGGATGTATATGTTACATCAGATGAAATTTCCGCAGAAGCGCACGTACTTATGCAATCAGCTTTCCAAGAGTCTTGCGACTCCGGTATCTCCAAGACGATTAATTTTCCAAACAGTGCTACAGTAGAGGACGTATATTCTGCGTATATGGTTGCGTGGCAATCTAAATGTAAAGGTATCACAGTTTATCGTTCTGGAAGTAGAGGGAAAGAGGTTTTAATAAAAGCGGAAACACCTGAGTCGGGAGATGTTCTAGATATCACAACTTACGATTATTTAGGAAATTTAGTAAATGCACCCTTTCTGACTAAAGGTGAATCAGTACAATCGGATACCTGCTGCGGCTCCCCATTTATTGTAGAAGAAAGCGGTTGCTCATCTTGCAAAGCTTGCGGGTGGTCGAAATGTCATATATCATAGAAGAGTAGTATAATACTATATTGTAGTAAGGAGAAAAGTTATGCCTATAGGTGGACTGTTGCGTGATCGTGATTCTCAATATGTAGCTCATAGAGACGACTTGGGTACATGGAGGATATTAGATGCGTGGGATGATGAGTTAGGCGGATTTGAGCCTGACGCAGAAGTACCCGATGATCATGATGCTGTAACGATATTAAGTGAGGGNGCGTATCACGCACTGCTAAAGGAAGCTGGTAGGTTAGGAATTCTATCCGGGGCGGTTCACGCNGAAAACTTTAGTTTGCGTGACTATTGTGCAGAATTAGAGGAGAAGGTAGATCGGCTAGGAAAAGAAAATAAAGAACTTTTAGATACACCTGAACAGAGAAGGCCCCCAGATGAGTTATCTGAAAGTTATTTACTAAAGGAATCCGCGCTGCAAGCTATAATTAAATTGACGGCACTGGAAGAAGTGTCCGGTCTAACTAAAACCAAACAGTTAGAGGACTAACGTATGAAAATTCTGGATTACTTACCTGAAGCTCCATCCTTGGTAGGAAAGATGGATGACCTTAATGCGAAACTTGGAATGCAGAGTANGCTAAATCTAAGTAAATCCGCTGGNGATACAGGTAAATCACCTACATTTGGTATTGATTACATTGTTAATCAGTATATTAAAAACCAAATTGGGTTCCGTAAACAACTTATTCAAGATTTGCAGACCATTGCTTTTTCGGTAGANGAAATACGAGGCCCTATAGGGCATATTACGGGTGAGGTTTTTCGAAGAGGTTTAGAGTTCCAGCCTGTAACNGAAAACGCAGACGAAAAACAGTTAGTGACTCTAAAGAAAGTCCTGAAAGATTGTAACATCTTTGATCAAAGTTTAGAGGAAGTGCTTAGACAGTTCCATCTAGACTTAAATACAGTAGATGATGCGTTCATTTATTTAAACAAGGAATATTACGCTACTGAAAAAGGGGAACTTCGGTCAAGAATAATAGAAATTCGACGCTTAAACCCAGCTTTGGTAGAGTTCGATCTAAATGAAGAGGGGTTGCCCAAGAAGCAACATTTCTTATGCCCTGTTCATAGGGATTCAGGTCTGGGGCAAAACGCAGAATATGTAGAGCAAGCCAATACTGCGGCTACTGCAATGAAGCCGGGATGCTGCTCTGAGCCTGACTGTTCTGTCGATACTGTACCAGCGATGTATCGGTACTCTAATCGCAGTAAAATTTACTACCTACTTGATTCTGAAGTTATACACATATCTAAATTTTCCCCAACTGAAACATATGGGTGGTCGCCCATACTAACCATATTTGAAAAGGCTTTAACTCTCATAGGGATGGATAGAAACCTTTACAGGTANTTCTTTGAGCGTAAAATGCCTTCCGCTATGTTAATGGTATCTACAGATGATCCAGAAAGTTTACGTCGTGAAAGAGAAAACATCGCAGCCCAAACGAAAGCAGACCCCAACTATATTCCGATGGTTGCTGTATCTTCTAAAACGAATAGAGGTAGAGTAGACATGGTTAGGCTTTTCCATACTCTGCAAGAGATGGATTACCTTCCGGTGAAAGAAGAAATACGTGAACGAGTTGCCGCCTTGTGGGGTGTGTCCCCAGCATGGCAGGGAACCCCAGAGGCGTTTGGCGGGCTTTCTACTCAAACACAAGGTCTGCAAGTTATGAGTCGTGTGGTAGAAGCGGATCAACGGTTATTCCATGAAAAAGTATTCCCCTTAATATTAGAAGCTTACGGGGTTACGGATTGGACTTTATCTTTACCTCACCCAGAAGAAAAAGCGGAAGCCACAAGAATTAATTTTGCTAGCCAAAGAGTTCAAATTGCAAAGCAGTTGAACGACCTAGGGTTTGACCTTGTGCTAAAACAGCAAGATTCCGATATGGATGATGTAGACTTTATTGTATCTGGGGAACCAGTACCGTCTGCTCAGATTAGAGGCGAGACTGAGGTTCTTGCCTTAACTGCACAAGAGGAGCAGATGAAGCAACAGCAGATGCAGTTGATGCAACAGCAGATGGCTGCTGAAGAAGCGGGAGAAGGGGGAGGTGGAGAAGAAGAACCAGTTGAGCAATCTATGGATGTAGGTAAAGCTGAAGGGAAATACAAGGATAGAAACTTAGGTTGGAAAACTCCGGACGCTAACGATAAGATGCCATTAGATGAACGTGATTTAGATGAGTACGCTGAGGCGCGTGAGAGAAAAGGAGAGGATAGGTCATTTGGTTTAGTAAAAGGAGGTACATCAACTTGGATGGAAGGTCTTTACGATCTAGGTTATACGTCACCTCTAGTGAAAGAAATTACCTCAGACGGCAGTAAGTTGTGGTTCACGGACAACAACAGAAACCTCGTTGCATACTTAACGCCTTTCGGTGTTTCGAAAGTTGAACCTGCAACTTTCACAACGGCTCGCCCTCAACGAAAACGGGTTGAGCCATCTAACCAGTTACAGTCAAACGCTCCTTCCTCCTCCGGGGTAACGACTCTAACGGACATGGAGGAAGATGAATAATGTCTAACGAACTGGAGAAAGCAAGAGATGTTGGAGATGACCTTTCTCCCCGGGATATGGTCGGAAGACCGGATCAAACCCGCCGTCGTGACGGGAGTATTTTAAAGCCGAACCAAAGACATGAAGATGAAATTCATCCCGATTCTGATGAGGGACATTATTTAAAACCTGATGATTCCAATGAGTCAGCTAAACATTCATATATAGATAAGCAGGTAGATCGGGCCACTGGGACTGTGACTTATTTTTACGAAAACGGTGTACGGTCTATACATCACCCAGA